GCTCCTCCTCTATATCCTATAATGAATGATGGATTCTTTTCATTTCTAAAGGGAGAATAAGTAACAACATTAATCTTCCAGTTCTGATGTGGCATATACATCTTATAGATATCATATTCAGATATCTTTTCCAGTATGCTATCAGGACTTAAGCTTATTCTTTTTCTTCCTTGTATACTCATAGCTTTAAAATAAAAAACCTCTATCAACTTAATGATAGAGGCTTTCATTAACAATCAATTGAATTAATAATCGTCACCATCTTCAGAAATATATGCATCAGAAGCAACTAAGTTATCATCTGCATTATAATCCTGAAGGTCTTTAAATGTGTAATAGTCTTTACAACCATATTCACCTGTAACATTCACTACGAATTTTTCATGAGCTTTCAAGTCTTTAGGTTTCTTATTTTTAAGACCCTCTTGTACTCTTTTGTTTCCATAATCAACAAGTCTGAATTGTTTTAATGTATAACCACCTAAGAATGCTTTGTTGTAAATTCCTTGGTATTCTTTAGACTCTCCATCTCTCTCTTTAACTATTACAGTTGCAAGAGCTACAACAGATTTAGACCATTCACCACCGATTTGGTCCTTAAGATCTTTTACATTACCACGCATCAACTTCTTCCATTCTAATTGTAGAACAGTTTCTGAATCACGATAGTCAAGATCAGCTAACCATGTACGCATGAAATTGTAAAGATCTTCTTCACCTGTATATGCCACTCTGAAATCTCTTCCTTTAGTAAACCATTCAGCAAGATCATTTTCATCTGCAGCCCAAGAACACATACCAATAGAATTGATATATTGTTTCTTTGTACCATCTTTGTTTTCTCTTTCTTTATCTTCTAAGAAGAATGATGTTTTGAACTTGTCATCAGAATTAACTTTCTGTAACCAGACATCAACACGTAGATAGCTATTACCATCTTTTGTTTCACCTAAATACTCAGCAGCTTTGCTGTCTTCTTTAAGTTCCATACCCAGAATGTCTTTAAACTCTTCTGCTGTTGGATTAATTGCAATCACATTTGCTTCTAGTAATCCTGTTTTAAGAACTTTCTCGAATGTATCGTTAGTTCTTTTCTTTCCACCTATATTCATAATTAATTTATTTTAAATAATAAAATTTACTTTGTGTTTTTTGTTTTTTTACTCTTCCTTTAATGTAAGAACATATAGTGGGAACAGAAAGATTATGTTGTTTTGCAACATCAGTTAAACTTTCCCATATAATTTCTTCTCCTGATTGAGTAACTTCTTTTATTTTAATTTTTCTAGTACTTCCTTTACTGATGTTTTTTCTATGCTCATCAGTTATTACTTGTAAAGCTCTTTTTTTTCTTATTAAAGCTTTAGTTTCTTCAGAATGATTAAACTCTCCTTTTTTATGTCCTCTATTTTTACATTTAGATAATGCTTCTCTACATTTTTCAGATATTATTCCTGTTTTACCTCCTTTCGTTATATTTAATAAATTATTTCCATCCTGTATACATTTATCTATCCAATAAATTTCTTTTTCTTCCCATTCATCAGTAAGAACTTCTTCAAGAATATTTAACTCAGGTCTAATACCTAAATCAAGTAAACTTCTTATCCATTCTGCTTTTTCTTTATTTTTTCCTTTTTTCTTATTTTTGGCTTCACCTATATGTCCCCAAAATCTATTAAAAGGATTTGCAGTTTTTCCAACATATCTAACTTCTTTAGTAGTAGGGTCACATAAAGAATATATGTATACAGTTTTCATTATCATAACAAGTAGTATTAAAAGTTTTTGTAAAGATACAAAAAATAATACTACTTGTTAAGATTTTTTTAATTTATTTAGTTATTATAATTCTTTTGCAAATCTTTCTTCCCAGATCTTTCTAGTTTCATATGGATGATCTATATAAGCATTCAATGCTTTCATTCCTTCTTCTATTGTTGAGAAAGGAACTGATTTACATCCCACTTCAATCACACATCCTATAGATAAAAATCTAATATTGATTTGATATTCTCTAAGACATTCTGATCTTGATGGTCTCCATTCTTTTGCACACTCATCTTGTATCATTGCTCCTCTTGATAATGCTGGTTCTGGTCTATCTGCTCGAATTGCTTCATTCATAATTTTTGGTTTTTAGTTATAATATTCATTTAATGTTTCAACTACTAATTGTAGGTTGTTTGGTATTTTTGTTTCTGCAAACATACCATCTGGACTTTTAGCTGGAATCTTTTTGTAACGATTTGTTACAAATTCATAATTTACAGTTCCATCTTTGTTCTCTTCTACATTAGTGTATAACACCACTGTAAATAGTCCTTCAAGGTTTATTTGAGAATCTATAAGTTTGCCAGAAGTCTTCATCTTGTATCCAATAATCTCTCCACTATCTTCGATAGTATCTGGATGAGAAAAGTAGAATACAGTTAAATCATCTCTTAACTGTCTAGCAGTTTTAATCATTGTAACAGTGTCTTTTGCCATGAGACTAAATTTCTCATAACCTTTTTCAGTTGCTTTATCAAGCATTGTGAAGCCCATTACATAATTACTGTCCTCAAGAATCACTTGTTTAATGTGAGGAGCTTTTTCAGAGATAGTTTTTAACAAACGAGAAATCTCGTTAGCATCATCTATTTCTTTGTAATTCTTGTTCTCTGCGTTGTAAAGTTTTTCAGATCCCTTGAAAGGAAGCTCCTTCTTTGCAACATTGATAATGTACGTTTCTTCTGGATTTAGATGTTTGATACTGGTTGATTTACCAGTTCCAGTGGCCCCTACAATTCCTACTAATTTCGAACTCATAATTTTAATTTATTTAATTATTTATTTTTAATATATAAAGATACAAAATAATCTTTTTGATTACAAGTATTTTATTTTGTTTTTGTTAATACTTTCTAAACTTTTTTTAAGCCAATTCTGTTGAAAAGCTTCATTACTAACAAAAATATGTATGTTAGAATGTTCTGTATCATCAAGTAATGATCTTCCTATCATTTGTTCTAAATTCTCTCCATTACTATTAATGGCTGTAATAAGAATATTAGAAAGATTAGGAAATGTAACACCTGCAGATGCTTTTTTAATAAGACAAAGTTTATTTATACTTCCATCTTGAAATGATTTTAATACAGAGTCATCTTTACTTTTACTATTAAACATGGGAAGTTTATATTTCTCTCCTGTTTTCTCACTAGAGCTAAACAATATAAATCTTTCATTAGGATTAGACTTTATCCAATTACTTACTGCATTAAATAAAGAATCTGTAGAATTGATAAATCTCATTCTTTCTAGAGCAGCAAACATTTTTTGTTGCCCACTAGTATTAATAATTCTATTACCAAGTCTATTACATTCTTTCTTTTCTGTAGATTTCCATTTTTTAGTTTTACCATATTCTATCATAGAAGAAGAATCTAAATCATACTGATGAACAAATATACTAAAATCACTAACAATACCATCTTCAATTGCTTGTTCCGTACTATAATTAACAATCATTTTCATTCCTGAATATAATTTTATATTAGAAAGAGTTTCTTGATTGTATGTACCAGAAGCAAATATTACATGTTTGTTATTTTTAGCTATTTCTCCTGCTATTGGTAATTGATTCTCTTCTCCAAGTAAATGAGCTTCATCTATCAATACATATGAATACTTATTATCTTTTACTTTCTCTAAAGAAGCAAAGGTGGAATAAGTTATTTCTGGTTTAATAGATAGTTCATGTTGAATTAATTCAAATTCTCGTTCCCAGGAAACTTTTACGTCTACATTAGGATATAATACAAGAATAGAAGGATTAGTTTCTAAAGAATGTTTATTAATAGATTTGATAAGCATTCTACTTTTTCCACTTCTAACACTTGATAATACAATTCCTTTACAATTAGCATCTACAATTGTATTTATTATTTTTTGTTGTATTTCATCTTTTGTCATAATTTCTATTTATAATATCCTTTACCACCCATTAGTTGTATGTATTCTGAAAGACTCATTTGTGAAGCTATATGTGTTTGTTGATGAACAGCTTGTATCCAAAGACCTTTGTCACCAGTCCAGTGTGCTTCAGAAATAGATACTCCATCATGTTCAGCCTCTTTAGGTCCAAAGTCTTCAACTTCTTCACCATTCAACAGCTTCTTAATGTAATCAAGTTCTTCAGTAGCACTAACAGGCATCTTCTTAGCTTTCTCTTTTATCTTCTTCACTTTCTGATGCTCTTGTTTAGCTTTTTGCTGCTGGTGCCATCTGTAATCAAATAATTTCTTTTTCATTATCTAAGAAAATAAGATTTGTTAGTAATAGCTTCATAATCACTGTCTGTGATGTCTTTCTTTCTTGGGAGCTCCTTGAACATACCAATCTGGCCTAAGAAACCAAGACCAATACGCACATCATCTTCTCCATAAGAATTCTTGATTAGTCTAAGACTTCTGAAGTATTTAGCTCCATATCCATCTCTCAACTTATCAAGGTCATAACCACTTGGATCAGCCACTTTATACCTCATAGGATCAAATAATGCCATAACAATATCAGCATCATTTTGTGTTGCGCTACTGTCTGCAAAATCTTCTAGTTGAGGTTCTACATCTCCATTCTTTATCCTTGCAGGATTAGAGATGTCACGATTAAACTGGCTAACTACCACTGGTGAATACCCATAGAAGTCACGAGCATATCTCAGCTCATCAGACATCTTATCAATAGCTTGCTTTTTGGTAGGCTGTGTTGTAGTGAGTTTCAAAAGACCAATGTGATCAATAACCACCATGGTTATTTCATTTGGATCCTCAGGAACATAGATCTTGTTGTATTCATCAAGTTGTTCTATACTCCCTCTCTCTAAAGCATACTTCTTAAGATCTTTAGCTATACCTACAGGGTTCTCTGGTCCATCAATGATGGTAACAATTTCACTAAGATGATTGATATAGTCTTCATAATACAAGAATAGATCGTGCTCATCTTTAGTCATCTTCTCAGTCCAACCCAATAGCTTACCTACAGGGATAATGATTCCCTGGTCCAGAAATATCTTACGAGCTACCCACTTGGCCATCTTGTAAGTTCTACTACGTTCCATAGATCTATACCACACCTTCACCTTGATACCTGAAGCTATTCCTTCTTTGGACATAGCCCAATCAACAGGATTAAGAACAAATGCATCATCAATGAATGATGTCTTACCAGAACCTGTAAGTCCACCTACTAGATAATACATACCCTTACGGATACCTACATATCTATTCAGTCTATCGAATCCCATAGGGATTCCACCGTTCTTATCACTAAGGCCTTTATCAACCTCTGCTTTTAATAGTTCAAAACTCATATGTCCGTACCTCCTATTGGTTTTTGTGGAGATTCTTTGATTTCCTCTCCTAAGTTAATTAATTCTATATAAGCCTCAAAAGCTCTTTGATTTAGATAGGTGACACTGTTTTGCATAAATGTCATTCTATTACTACTAGTTTGTAAAGAACTTTCTTTCTTTTGTAATAATTCATAATTGAGAGCAGCTATAAGTTGTTGAGCTGTATATTCTCCTTCAAGGATGATTTTATCAAACTTTAGTCTACATTCATCTTTACCTTTTCTAATAGCTCTAGTGCCTGTAAACTTCTTTCCTTTGTATTCAAAGGAATCAGTGCCTGGATAAATCTTCCACCATTCTTCAAAATCTGTTGTTGCAGGTTTTCTTCTTATAATTTTACTAGTGCTTTTAGCATTAATAAATTCTAAAAGATCTCTACCTACTAATGTGAGCTTTTCATCATCTTTAGTTATCAACGCTTTTCTTATCAAAGACTGATAGACAGAAGCAACTTTCATACTTCCCTCACATAGTGAAGAAACATCAAATTGTTCGTCTATCAACTTCAATAAAAATATTACATCTAGATTATAACCTCGTTTGATGAGCTCCTCGAACTGTTCTGGTGTTACGTTCAGCTTCATCTGTTAATATTGGTGTTACTACTTTTATAATTGCAGGTAGACGTTTTTTGTTCTCCTGCTCTTCTTCCCATTGTTGCCATTCCACTTGAATATCGTGGTGTCTTTCCATGGCATAGATATGATCATTGGGATATTCCCAATCCTCCAGTATCCAATCCATTACTCAGATTTTCTAGGTCTTCTAACAGGTTTTTTCTCAACTTGTGCATCATTTGCAACAGTTGGTTTCTTCTTTCTCCTCTTCTTGTACTTTCTTTTAGGCTTTTCAGCTTCATCTGTACAATGTGAGAAAGTTATGTTTCTAGGTTCAAACTTAGGACGTACAATCTCCTCTTTAGGAGGATACTCCTTGCTTGAAACATTCATTAAGATAAAACTTAATACTGCCAATAGTGAAAGTACAACTCCCACTACAATAATTGTATTTGCTTCCATAATTTTTAATTTTTGATTCTTAATCCATAAGCCATGTTAAACCAATCAAATGTGGCAATAGCTCTGGAATTGTTAAATTTAAAGATTTTTTTTAATAGTGGCATTGCATACTTCCTGAACTGTTCATATTGTTCTGAAGTCATTGTAATGTTAAAATACCACTGGTCATCATACAATGTATCTAACATAGTTTTACCAACCATTTCTAATTGGTATTCTATTAGATGTCTTGTAATGTTTTCTCTGTTTACCTTTGCTTTCATTCAAATAGATTTAATTGATTTGGAATAAATACTGTTTTGATTCTCTTACCCTCAGTCTTTATCTTTGTTACTATCCTGTTTGCTTTTTCAATATAGTAATCATAATTGACATTGTCAACTGATGCATTCTTTGGTAAGAAGTTACACACTTTACATACCCATTCACCAGCTTCCACTTGACTGATAGCAGCTGCTCTAGTTTGACATTCAGGGTTCTTCACCTTGAATATCTTATCACCAGTGTTGGATACATAATATCTGATTAGTTTGTTATAGACAGTGGTTTCACCTGTAGATCTATTAGTTCCCTCATAATGAAAACTTCTACTGGCCTTCTGTCTTATACAAAAATCATATAGATTAGTATGATTTCTAATAGTATGCTCAACAGGAGTACCATGTACAAAGTAATGCTCAAGAGCAATTGGAACCACTCTTGCCGATTTATTCTTGTGTAACTCAAAGTCAGTAAGGAAATCACCTTTCTTTTTAATTTCTCCATTAGTCATAATTGCTAAATAATCGTTCACCGTACTAAAGATAATCTTGGAATAGTCGGTTCTTTCTAACTCATATTGAGTGATGTCACACCACCACTTATTGATATCATGCATCAAAGGAATCAGTTCTTTCTTAATCTTGATAGTTACACCATCTGTGTTTGCAGAGATCACATGTATGCCATTGGTTTCATATTTTTCAATAAGCATCATTAGACTAAGCTCACCAGTTATTGTGGTGAACATAGTTAATTGCCTATCATATATCCAATTCTGCATATCAGAGCTTTTCGGTTTTGTTACCCTATAGGCTTTTTATCCTATAGTTCTTACAGTTCTTTTTCCTGTAAGCCCAGCATATATTTTCACCCACTTGGGGTGTCGGACACTCGTGGCGGTTTATATTCTTTGGAAGGTCCCAAAGTTTCACCCACTATGCGTTACACTGACATAGACTTTTTATTTTCTATGTTTAGCACGGTATTAGGAATCACACCCTTCACCGTTTTTGCCCAATTTTTCAACATGAATTGCTTCATGAAGCGGCTGATTGCTAAATATCAGTCCTTTATATAATTTACCAGTTTTACATGATTTATTAATGTTTCCTGAAGACAAGAACTTAATAGGAATACCCATTCTTTCTTTTTCAAATCTACTTTTTATTGGTAGATTGTTTTCTTCAGTAGTAGACCATTCTTCAATGTCTTTTGAACATCTAAAATCTGTAAGAAAATTACAATTTGCATCGTACACATAAACTTTAGGAGAATTATCTCTTTGTTTTTCACCTTGTAATCTATATTTATTAAGAACTTTTTCTGATATAGTTTTTTTCACATTTTTTAAATATGAATAATCTATTTCTCCTTGTTTTTTTTCTTTATTCCAAGGTGTATGTCCTTTTTTAAAATTAGATTGTATTTCTCCAGAAGCATATCTTCTTTTCATTGTCTCAGCTCTCTTTAATATTGTCTCTTTTGACATATTTGGAGTACCTGACGCTAAAGGATTAATATTGTACAAATCATCAAAATTGTGTTGATTTATCCAATACTGCTCTTGTTCTAAAGTTAAATGTTTCTCAGTATTTTCTATAATTGAGGCACAAAAACTAGTTTCACCATATTTGTTAAAAGCATTTTGTAAATGTGCATTTTTATGCTTATTTGCTCTTAACATAGATACATGATGTTCTATTCTTTTTATAACTCGCATTACAGAAGATCCAATGTATATTTTACCATTCATTAGATTTTCGATAACATAAACTCCAGGTTTTTCTGAAGAACAATTATGCGCTATTGTAATTTCCATAAGTAAGAATTTTTTACAAACTTACTAAAACTTTCCGTAAATTCAAAGAACTAAATTAAATTTAACAATTTCTTAACAACCGTATACAGAGTTAACTGCAAGTTTAAG